ATAATACCGTTGTAGGTGCTTTGAGGAAGAGCACCAGAATAAAAATCTTGAAGTCCTGAAATGTTTGATCTAGCTGTAGCGATATCGGTTACTTTAGGGCTGTAGTTTCCGTCACCAAGATAATTGTCACCAAAGGTGTACCCGCCGATATTTCCTCCAGAAGCCTCGAACGCAGCCGCAGCCTTGTCCTGCTCCAAGGATTGATCCATATCCTCATCAGTGAAGCTGGAATTATCTTGATTCCAGTTGCCCATTAGTAAACTCCAGTGAACTTCCCGCCGCCGACGGCCTTACGCATTCCACCGCAAGACATATACTTGCCGTTATTGGCTTTAACGCCTTCTTCCATTTCTTTCTTTTGTTTACGACGAAGATGCGCGGCCCGCGCTTCTTTGAACCGCATATTATAATCGGTGTCATCTTCACCGGAACGGGTTTTTGGCATCGGGCCTTTGTACTTTTTTTCAGACATATATTTCTCCAATGTCTCTGACCCGCCGTCTTTACGACCACGGGCCTTCTTCATAAGCTTCTGTGCGGATGAACGACTAATACCGAGATCGTCTGCAAACTGATTTAATCTTGGTCTTGCCATTTCTTTCCCCAGTTAATGATCTCGTCTATGGTACGACCACAGCCAATACATCTTACACGTTCTTTATCTAATACACAAATGCCAACACACGGACTTTTATTTTCCTTCATGTGACATCCATACAGCAAAAGCGCCAGTAGCAGCGCCCACAATCGTCGATACAAAAGCTGTCTGCTGCGTAGTGGCAGCAGCGCCCAAACTCATAAACCAGTCACACACGTTCCAAGCCATAAACGTAAACGCAATCATCATACCCCGTGGTATGATCTTGTATTCCAGTAACGTCTTGCTCATTTCTTTTTTCTATGTGACCCACCACGCCCATACGCCGGGGTGGATTCAAATGCCGATAAAAAAGCGCCTAACACAGGAACCGAACGAAGGCCGACTCTTTTTGCTATGTCCTTTGCGGTGCTTTTTGCTGCGCCTTTTATAACACTTTTTTGTTCTTGTATAAGGGCTTTACGAGCTAGCTTATCACGGTCGCTAAGATTAGAGGGCTTAATGTTCTGCAATCTTTCCAGCTTATTTTGTGCAGTAGCTGTGTTAGCTTGATTCCGCGTAGAAACAGTTTTGTCTTTTCTAACCTGTACTCGCGCCTTCTCTTTTTTCTGAAGTTCTGCACTTCGCTTTTGTCTAGGCGACTTTTTATTTGCTAAAGCAGTAGCACCTGCGGCTGCTGCCGCTGTACCAGCGACCATAGTAGCGCCGGACTTGTTGTTTTTTTCAGTCATTTTGTTAAACCCTTAGCCTTTTCAAAAGTACGGAGTCCTCCCAAACCGAGCATACCCATCAGCACAGTCATTAGTGAGTCCATATCAAACGCTGGTAGATCAGGGGCTTCTATACCTGCATACGCAAAACCAAACGTAACCATAGGCACCAAAACGAAGTGCCATATCATTGCAAAGCTCAGGCCCCAGCCAAGAAAGGGCCGCCAGCCCGCCACAAAAATAGACCGGTGCTGCGCCTCCATCTTATTGATTTCAAGCTGACCTTTAGCTAAGTCCTGTGCGTGACGCTCCGCCATAGTGGCAATCTCATGCGCCAGCTTGTTCTTCTGGTCTTTGTCCTCGACGAACTTACCAATTAACTCGGTCGCCGGACCTATCAGTGCTTGGATCATTTCTTACGGTTCTCCTTGGCCTGCTCTTTAGTCGTGCGATTGTGCATGTCCCACATAATCACTGTCCACGGTTCCTATCACGAGCTAACTCAGCCTGCGTATTAATACGATACACGTTCACATCGTTACGCTGCTCTGCCACATCCATCTGTGCATTCAGCCGCTGCATAGCCAAATTCATTTGCTGCTGCATCTTGGCCTGATCCATCTGATAATCCATCTGGTCGTTCTGCATCTTGCGCTGAATTTCCATTTGATCGTTCTGCAACTCCTGCTGACGAATTGCTACCAGCGGGTCTGGCTGCTGCGGAGGCATCAACAGTGGTGCCAACTGCTCAAGTGTCTCAGCAATCTGCTGGGCAATCATCGCGTCAACCACAGTCGGATCAATCTGAGGAACCGGCTCACCAGCCATCTGCGCCTGATCCACGGCGTTCTTTAACACAGCCTCTACAATGTCACGAGCAAACAAAGCCACATGCTCCTGAACGTGCGCTTGCAATATACCAAAGGCTTGCGGGTTCGCCTGAATGGCAGGAGACTGAATCAATGACGCATGCACACGAATGTGGGCACGGTGATCTTGCTCCTTGAAAGCCTGACTAGGAACACCCTTGAGCGCCATCGAGTTTTCCATTGCTGGATCCATCGCCTGTGGTGGCTGTGGTGCCGGCAGAATAGCGTCGATGTTCTTAACATCCAGCGCATCATACATCCGCCGATAGGCTTCATACAGGTTGTGCATCTGCGGCGCGGCCTGTGCAAGCTGCAACTGTGTCTGTGCCAAAGACAGGCGCTGCGCCATCGAAAAGATTGACGGGTCAGAGACTGGGAGAATATCTACACGCCCGTCAAAGTCCTGCGCCATAATCTGCGGGTTGATGTTCGGACCAACCTGATACGGATACGGCATAGGGTTGTTAGCAAAGATTTCCGCCAGCATACGGAACTCAGCTTTCTGAGCGTAATGCAGACGTTTATGAATGCTCGAGATAACCTTCGAGCCTTGCTCGATCAGTGCTACTGTTGTTCCCACGGGAGCTTGTGAGTTGACATCCGCGACCTTTGTGTCTGCAACTTGTGCAAAGCGTCGACCTGAATCAACGACCACCCCGAGTAGTTGAGCCAACGTGCCAGAAGGCTCCTTGTATGGGAGTGGCATAAGAGCATTGCGAATATCACCGCCGGGAACATCAAGATCGCGGAACTCACCCGGATTAACAGGCTCATCATCATTCCGGATACGAACGCCCCGTGCCTTAAAGCCGCCCGGTAGATTCGATAACGTGCCAGCGTCGATAAGCTGGCGGAGAATAGATGTCGCAGCACGGCTCAACCCTCCAATCATGTGCAACAAACCGAAGCCATAGAACCCAAAGCCCGGCAAAAACTTATAGTGAACAAAGAAATCACGCTTGCGACGAAGCGGATCCTGCTCACGATAGTTCCGTACTAACGAGAGAATCTGTCCCGAATCAGCGTCCATAGTGACGATATACGGCAAGCGGATACCCGTAGGCTCACCCATCTCGTCCACATCCTCAAATCCCTCAAGGTCAAGATCAACGTGGACTTCATATATAGTATAAAGCTCGTCACTGTATCCCGGACGAAGTCCCTGAATTTCGTCAGTCTTGTTTCTAATTGTTGTGTCAGACTCGTCATCTTCTGATGGAGATAGGTCAACATCACGATATACACCTCCTACCTGTAACTTACGGATTTCATTTTCGCTCATACGAACAACATGTGTGTAACGCTCCGCTGTACGCAAATCTGATGCAGCATACGGCACAATCAAATCTTCAGCCGGAACAAACTTAGACACCGCACGTTGCCGTGTCGGATCAAAGTAAACTTTCTTGAATGTAGAACCAGTGATCGGCAAATAGAACAACATCTGATCAGTGTCCTGATCAAACTCTTCCATCACCTCAGTGATCTGATAGTTCATGAAGTCCTTGACGCGCTGGGCCTGATCCTCAACCTCTTTGCTCTGCTGCCCTATAATCTGCGTCTTTACAGGACCACCCGGCGGCAACATCTCTTTGTAAGCCTGCGCCTGAAACTGCGTTACAGCCTCCGACAAAAGCGGATGTGTTACACCAGAAGCACCCAGAAACGGCTAGTTGCGCTCCTGATAATTAATACCAAGCAACACCAAGCCCTTTGAAATAGACTCTTCCCAATCTTCTCTGGACGACTTGTCCTCATCAACACTATTACCAAGGTCCGAGGACAAAGAGCCAAGAACAGAATCGTCAAGAACCTCTGCCAAGTTTGCATTGTGGTCGTACT